AAATAAAAAAGTAAAGTTTGAATTAACAGCGGTAGATAAAACAAAAGCTGCTTTTAACAAAGTAACCAAAGGATTGGCAGGTGTTGGCTCTGTAGCTGGTAAAGCCAGTATGGCTATAGGCAAAGTAGGATTAGCTGCTACTGGTGCCGCTATTGGTATAGCTTTATTTACAAAAAAATCATTTGATTATATTGATACTCTTGGCAAAACAGCATCAAGAACAGGTATTGCCACTGATACATTGCAAGCATTTCAATTGGCTGCTATTGAGTCAGGGACTACTATAGAACAAACTCAAAAAGGCTTAGAGAAATTTGCTAGATCAATAGGTGATGCAGGTCGAGGACTTAAAACTCAAGCTGATATATTTAGAGACCTAGGTGTAGAAATAAAAAATCAAGATGGAACACTTAGAACGTATGAAGAAATATTATTTGATGTAGCTGAGGGGTTAGGTGAGCTTGGCTCTGAAGCTGAAAGAGCTACAGCCTTAGCTAATTTATTTGGTAGAGCAGGAATACAATTTAGTGAAATCTTTAGAGATGGTGCTGATGGTCTGCAAACATTTATTGATAGAGCAAATGATCTAGGAATTATATTAGATAGAGATACTATCAAAGGTGTTGAAAAATTTAATGATACAGTATCGGTAATAAAATTACAGGTAGGTGCATTTGCAAATAATATAACTTCAGCATTTGTTCCAGCGTTACAACTAATAGCGGAAAAAATTGGAGCAACAATAACCGCTAACAAAGATGCTGCTGGTGGATTTGATGCCTTGGGTAAATCTATATCTGTTTCTGTTTTAAAGGCTATAAAAAACGTAATTATATCTTTTAGTAATATGTTTGATTCATTGCGTATGAAATTTGTTAAATTTCAAATGTCAGGATTAGGCAAAATGATGTTTGGAGATATAGTTACAGAAAGTGATAAAGCAAGGGCTGCATTTATAGATCAAAAAGAATATTTAGATGAATTAACTAAAGCCATGCGTTCAAATTCGCAAGTTTATTTAAGCATGTCAAGACGAAAACATTTTGATGGATATGCCGAAATAAATGATGAAATAATGAGGGTAGCAAAATCATTAATGGAAATGAATAAAGAGCTTGAATATGATCCTAGTGGGGACAGTTCTCTTACATTTATAAACGAATTAATTGAGGCAGTAGAAAACGGAACATTATCATCTAATGAATTCTTTGAGTCATTTCAATCAGGTATGGTTGATAACCTCAATCCTTTACAAGTATTTGTAGCTACATTAGAAGACATAGATAAAACAATGCAAACAACAGCAGTCAATACAATGAAAAAGTTTGAAGATGCTATTGTTGATGGTTTAAAAACTGGAAAATTAGAATTTGAAAGTTTTGCAACTTACGTTGTAGAACAACTTGCTAGAATAGCAATACAGCAAATGATAATTAAACCACTTACCTCAGGTGCTGAATCATTTTTTTCAGGTTTTGGAGATTTGTTTTCAGCAGATGGTGGTGGTTATACAGGTATGGGTGCAAGAGCTGGTGGTATAGATGGTAAAGGTGGCTTCCCAGCAATACTACATCCAAATGAAACTGTTGTAGACCACACAAAAGGACAAGGAATGGGTGCTACAGTAAACTTCAACATATCAACAGTTGATGCTGCTGGATTTGACCAGTTACTAACATCAAGAAAAGGACTAATAACACAAATAATTAACAATGCTATGAATACTCAAGGCAAAATGGGAATAGTGTAATGAGCGGTGCATTTCCAACAGACCCAAACTTTAGGTCAATAAACTTTCAAGACAACAGGCCTACATTACTGAATCAAACACTATCAGGCAAAAAGTCTGCAAGACAAATAGGTTCTCAGTATTTTTCATTTACAGTTCAAATGCCACCATTACAACAAGAGAAAGCACAAGAGATATTTGCTTTCTTACAAAAACAAAAAGGTGCTATTGGTAACTTTACAATACAAGCACCATTAGATAATTTAGGTGCAAGTAAAAACGAAACAGACATACTCGTAAACACCGCACATTCGGCAGGTGCTGAGACTGTTAATATGGATGGCTTTTCAGCAACTACAGGCGTTCTTAAAGCTGGTGATCTAATTAAATTCGCGAATCATTCAAAAGTATATATGGTGCAAGAAAATGAAAATGCATCAGTAGGCCAGTCTGCTGTAAAAATATCTCCAAATCTTGTTAGCTCTCTAGCAAATAATGAAGCTGTAACTGTAAACAAGCCATCTTTTACTGTATATCTTGAAAATAATGATATTATGTATAGTACAGATGCTAGTGGTTTTTACAGCATTTCATTTGATGTTAGAGAGGTAATAACATAATGCCAAGAACCTTATCAACAGATTTACAAACACAAGTATCAGCACAAGAAACCAAAACAGCATTTCTTGTTGAATTAGGTTTATCTACAACCATAAGACTAACTGATTGGTATTCAAATGTTACTTATGATTCTAATTCTTATGAAGCTGGTGGCTCTTTTTTAACAGTAGACTCAGTTGCAGAAACAGGTCAATTACAAGTAGATGAAATCAGTCTTAACTTTTCAAATGTTACTAATCAAGTAAGAAATCTTGTACAAAGTGGTGCATTTACAGATAAAACTGTAGAAATATATTTGGCTTACTTTAACAGTAATGAAACTTTAGTAGGTGCTATAAGTTATTTCACAGGTCAAATTAGAAATGTATCAATATCAGAAAGTGCAAATAACTCTACATTATTTATGACTGTGGCTTCTCATTGGGCAAATTGGAATTTAACAAAAGGCAGACATTATTCAGATGAATCTCAACAAGCAGAGTATTCAGGCGATAAGGGTTTAGAGTTTGCTACACAAGTAAAATCAGATGTAAGGTGGGGTAGCTAATGGTTTGGAAGGCAGTTGTTGATTTTTTTGTTGCTGTTGGTAAAGCTGTAACAGCTTACGCTACAGCTAATCCTATTAGATTTGCATTAGAAGTGTACACCTTATATACAGGTGTTAAAGGGTTTCTACAAGCAAAACAAATGTTGGCTAAAGGTCAGGACATTTTAGCTAACAAAACTGCTGCTGGTGGCAAGATACCAGTCATATATGGAACAAGAAGGGTTGGTGCACAAATTGTTTATATGGACACAGCACAAAACAGGTCAAAAGATTTGTTTGTTGTTTATGCATTAGCTGTTGGTGAATGTGATGAGATTATTCCAAACTCAATAGAGATTGATGGCAATAGCATTTATGATGGAAATATCTACAAAGGCGGTGGGTATGTAGGCTCAGATAGATATGGGCAAACAGGTTATAACAACCATAGACCTCTAAATACTGCATCGCAAGTTGGAGATAATCAATATTCTAGTGCTGGTAACTTGGGAACAAATCCAGCTCTTAGATATTCTTTTGTTTTTAACCTACATCATGGAGCATCTTCACAAACAGTAGACCCAATGCTTTCAGCATCTATTGGTTCACAATGGACAACAGCACATAAATTAAATGGAATATGCTATATAGCTGCTTCATTTGATTACGATAAGAAAGGTATGTACAAAGGCGTGCCACAGATAACAGTACAAGTTAGAGGTAAGAGGGTTTTTGACCCAAGAGATAATTCTACAAAATGGTCAAGCAATTCAGCTTTATGTTTCTTAGACTACATACAAAATGATGAATATGGTAAAGGTTTAGCAACATCACAAATCAACATGACTGCTATAGGAACTGCTGCTGATAAATGCGACACTTTAGTAGATCAACCTTACTACAATGGAAGTTATCAGAGTTTTACATGGAGTGGCGATACAGGTAATGATTATATTGTTATCAATGATTATGATGATTGGTTTCAAAATAAAATAGATGAAGTCTTAGATATAAGAGACTCAGATGGTGATTTGGTTATTGATGAAACAGATATTAAGGATAGTACAAGTTACGAGTTTTATGACCAAACCCAAGAGAACAGAGTTTATATTAATGATATTTTATCAGAAGATTACACTAATGAAGCTGGAACAATAAAAGGTAGAACTAAAAGATTTCATTGTAATGGTTATATTGACACTAATAAAAATGTCATGGATAACGCTAAAGAATTACTTGCAAACATGCGTGGTATCTTTACTTATATTGATGGCAAATATGAATTACAAATAGAAGATACAGGCACTTCTACATTTAGTATTACTGATGACCATATTATAGGCGATGCTGGTATATCGGTTGATTATGGTAATAAGGATAAAAGAGCCAACAAAGTTGTCATTGAGTTCTTTAATGCTAATAAGAAATATGAACTAGATACAGCCACAGTTTTACATGATGCTTCACCTGAATATTATTCAGATGATGGTGAGATATTAGAAGTTAAAGCTGAATTCCCTTATGTAACAGACCCATACATTGCTTACAACATGGGTAAGGCTATCTTAACTAGAAGCAGAAATCAGACTACTATGCAGTTCTTAGGAACTCCTGAGATGTATAAATTAAATGTAGGTGATATTGTTGACCTTACTTACCTACCTTTAAATTTTAATGCAAAAATTTGCAGAGTAGAAGCATTAGAGTTACAAGCTAATGGGTTAGTTGCTGTTAGTTTAATTGAATACTTTGATGTTTATACATGGGAAGTACCAGCTCAAGAACCAACAACAATTATAGCCAAGCCACCAACTATAGGTGCTATACATCCACCTGAAGCAAATAGTATCGTATTCACAGACACAGATGCTTCATCAATCAACAGGCCTACTTTAACTTGGACTGAACCAACTGATTTTCCTGTAAGGCAATATAGAGTAGATGTAGAAGATACAGCAAACCCACCAGTACAAGTATTTAGCAAACTAGTTGATACAAATAGTGTAGATTTAAGTTTTCTTGCTGTTGGTAATTACAATGCAAATATAACTTCTTTTAATGGAGTTGGTATTGAGTCTAATGCTGTTGTAAAGTCGTTTACCATTGGCAATCCACCAACAGCTACAGCAGACATACAAGATGATGCTGTTGTTACAGACAAGATAACAGATGATGCGATTACAACACCTAAGATACTAGATGGTAATGTTACTGATGCAAAGATTAACTCTTTAACAGCAAACAAAATTACAGCAGGAACTATTGATGCTTCAGTTATTACTGTTACCAACTTAGATGCAGATAATATA